AGGGAGGAATGCGCAGCTTTTCCTCACGGTGAAAATGATGATTATGTGGACAGTACAACTCAGGCTATGTTAAGATACCGACAGGGTTACTTTGTATCAACTTATGCTGACGAGGATGAGAAACCATTGTACAAGGATAACAAATACGTATATTATTAAATAGGAGATAGACATGTCAAAAACAAAAAGAAGACTCAAGAAAGCTTTGTTAGCAGGAGCAGCTTTGTATGGTGCATCTAAAATGATGAAGCCAGATGTAAGTGACGCTAAAGCTATGAGAGCTACTGAGATGAACAAAAAAAGAGTACCCGCTTTTATTAAAAAAAGGGGTGCAGGAATGGACGGTGCTTTTTTACCTAAGTTTCCAAAAGGAAAAACAATTATTCCAGAAAGTGAATTTTTTGGTATAGATCCATTTGGTCCAGGTATGGGTGCAAAAAAAGGAAAAATGATTAAGGCTATGGGCGGAACTATGGTAACAAGAGGCCAAGGCCAAGTCATGAGAACTAAAAAAACAAAAATTATCTAATGGCTGAAATCGATAAAACATTAGAAACTGCGATAGATGAATCGCAGGAAGAGGCGGTTGATATTGAGTTAGAGGGAGAACAACCTGTAACAAAAGAACAAGCTATTGATGCCACTGAAGAATTTTATAAAAATATTGCTTTAGATTTAAGCGATGAAGTTCTTCAAAGAATTTCTAAAAGTTTAGTTGATGAATATAAGAAAGATAAAGTTTCTAGGAAGGATTGGGAAACATCGTATACCAGTGGTTTAGATCTATTAGGTTTCAGATACCAGGATATGACTAGACCTTTTAGAGGTTCTGCGAGTGTGACCCATCCTTTACTAGGAGAAGCCGTAACACAATTTCAAGCACAAGCCTACAAAGAATTATTACCAAGCGATGGTCCAGTTAAAGCCAAAGTAGTAGGTAATGAGGATGACGCAAAAACAAATCAAGCGCAGCGTGTTCAAGAATTTATGAATTATATGATCACAGAGAAAATGGAGGAATATACTCCAGACATGGATCAATTATTATTTTATTTACCTTTAGCAGGATCCGCATTTAAAAAAATTTACTATGACGAAATAATGCAGAGAGCTGTTGCTAAATTTGTACCAGCCGAAGATTTAGTTGTTCCATACTACGCCACAGATTTAATGGATTGTGAGAGAATAACACACGTTGTAAAAATGGGTGATAACGATATTTTAAAACAACAAAAGGCTGGGTTTTATAGAGATGTACAATTAAAACCTGCACAAGCTGAAAAATCACAAATACAAAAAAAATATGAAGAGTTAGAGGGGATTACACCAACAGGTGATCAGGCAACAAATTTTAACATTTTAGAAATGCATGTAGATTTAAATTTAGAAGAGTTTGAAATGCAAGATCCAGAAAAACAAGTGAAAATACCGTACATAGTCACGATTGATGAAGGTTCAGGTGAAGTTTTATCTATCTATAGAAACTATGACATGGCTGATGAAACAAAAAAACGTAAAGAATATTTTGTTCATTATAAATTTTTACCTGGTTTAGGTTTTTATGGGTTTGGATTAATCCATATGATCGGAGGATTATCTAGAACTGCCACACAAGCACTAAGACAATTGCTTGATGCAGGTACATTATCAAACTTACCGGCAGGATTTAAGTCTAGAGGTATAAGAATTAGGGATGATGATCAACCATTTCAGCCTGGAGAGTTTAGAGATGTTGATGCACCAGGCGGAAATATAAGAGATCAATTTCAAATTTTACCATTTAAAGAGCCATCACAAACTTTATACAGCCTATTAGGTTTTGTTGTGCAAGCTGGACAGAGATTTGCAGCGATAACAGAGATGGATGTTGGTAATGATGCACAAAATAGAGCTGTTGGAAGCACAATTGCACTGCTTGAACGTGGTTCACGTGTAATGTCAGCCATACATAAGCGATGTTACTACGCAATGAGAAAAGAATTTAGACTTTTAGCAGGAATTTTCTCTACATATTTACCACCAATGTACCCTTATTCAGTTTATGGTGCTGATAGAATGATAAAATCACTTGATTTTGACGAGAGAGTTGATGTTATACCGGTTGCTGACCCAAATATTTTTTCATTATCGCAAAGAGTTACACTTGCAAACGAAAATTTGAAGATTGCACTATCTGCACCTCAATTACATAACGTGAGAGAGGCGTATAGAAGAGTTTATGAAGCATTAGGCACAAAAGATATTGATAATGTTTTAAGACCTGAAGATGTTCCTACTCCAAAAGACCCTGCAATCGAAAATATGGAAGCATTACAAATGAAAATACCTAAAGCTTTCCCGCAACAAAACCATGATGCACATATTGCAGCTCATAGAGCGTTTATGGCAACTAGAATGGTTCAAATTAACCCAATGGTTTATGCTTTATTACAGGGACACATCTCAGAACATGTTAGTTTAAAAGCACAAGGTGAAGTTGGTGCTGCAATAGCTAATGACCCAGCAATGCAAATGATGTTACAAGAGGATCCACAGGGTGCACAATTACAAATTGATGCAATGATAGCTGTTAAAGTATCTCAAATAACAAATGAGCTTGCTCAATCAGAAGGTGCTGCTAATCAGGACCCATTAGTTGCTTTAAAACAAAGAGAGTTAGATTTGAGAGCTTTAGATCTTCAGAGAAAAGCGACTGAAAACCAAATGAACTTTGAATTGAAGGAACAAGAAGTTGAAGAAAAATTAGATATTGAAAAAATGAAATTAGAGGACAATCAAGAGCGACACGATGAAAGAATTAAGGTTGCTAGAGAGAAATTAGATGTACAAAAAAAGAAAATTAAAAAATAAAGTAAAAAAATTATCAAAAGGTGGTAATTTTGATTATGAATCAGCTGCTCATTTTGGTAACGAAATGGGAATGACAAGCACACCTTCAACTGGAGGTGGGGGTGAAAATTCACAAACTGCGCAAGCTAAAAAAACTTTATTAACAAAAGATAGATCTACTAGTGCAGCAGTATCTGCAATAGGAAAAACTGTGTTTGATGTAAGTGGTGCTGGTTTTGCATACACTGGATTAAAAAAAGCAAAATCTAAGATATCACAAATGCTTACACCACAAATTGAGAAAAAAACTGCTGAAGCGAGATTATCGGGATCACCAATTTATAATTATAGAATGAAAAGCCCTAAAGGGCCTATGACAAATACTGGTGGTAATGGAGATGATCAACCTTTAAAAAAGATTTTGAAAAAACCTATAAAATCTGATAATAATATTAACGCGTCTTTTAGGCAGAAAGATTTTTTCCCCTTTCAAGCCTACAAGAGTGGAGGGGTACCTAGCGGGCCCCCTCCTCTAAAAGGGCCAAATTCTCAAATCCCACCAATAAAGATGAGAAAAGGTAAAATGACTAAAAATTATAAATTTTCTTGCCCATCTCGACCTGATGGTATAAGAGGAATGGGTGCAGCAATTAAAGGACATAAATTTACAGGAGTTAAATGAGTAAGGATCCAAAAGTTGGAACCGGAAAAAAACCTAAAGGTTCTGATAGAAGATTATACACAGATGAAAATCCAAAAGACACTGTAAGAATTAAATTTGCTACAGTGCAAGATGCCAAAAATACTGTTAATAAAGTTTCTAATATAAATAAACCTTTTGCAAGAAAAATACAAATTTTAACTGTTGGAGAGCAAAGAGCAAAGGTTATGGGAAAAACTGCGGTTGCAAATATTTTTAAAGCAGGTAAAAATAAAATTAGAAAAAAAGAAGGGAGAGCTTAATGGCTTGGTTTAGTTTAGCAAAAATAGCGATGCAAGCTGGGGCAAAAATATATGCTAATCGTCAAAAGACGAAGATGGCTATGTCGGATGCACAACTTATGCACGCAGAGAAGATGGCCCGAGGGGAAGAAGCTTACCAGGGCAAACTTTTAGAGGCTCGTCAAAACGACTATAAGGATGAATTTGTTCTTATTATTATTTCGGCGCCCATCGTGGTTTTAATGTGGGCAGTAATGAGTGACGATCCTGAAGCGATGGAGAAGGTAAAATTATTTTTTGAATATTTCCAGTCGCTCCCATCATGGTTCACAAATTTGTGGATTTTAGTTGTCGCGAGTATTTTTGGTATAAAGGGTACACAAATTTTTAGAGGTAAAAAATAAACTCTAATGATTAGAGGAGATAGTGGAGATTACGATTTATTAGAAAAGTGGTCAAAAAATTTTGATTGCAAAGGTCATCATACTTGTGAACTAGGTGTAAGAGAGGGTCAAGGATCAAAAATAATAATCGATAATGTACTTAATAATTATTTCCACATAGGTGTAGACCCTTACGGTGACCTAAAATACAAACACTTTGATAATGATGAACATTTTCATTGGGATCACACTGTAGACGGAAGACCTCCAACTTATCCAGATTCAATGCGAGATCAAATGATCAAAGATTTTGCAGATTATACAAATAGGGGTAAGTTTCATTTTGTAAACACAACTGATGTAGATTTTATGAATTCTGAGTCATACAAAAGACTAAGTTTTTCTTTTGTGCATTTTGATGGTCCGCATACTACTAAAGAGGTTTTAAGAGAAGCTATCTGGTTCGCTGACAGATCAGCAGAGCACACTAGATTTGTATTTGATGATCATATTCATTATAGAATGGATATAATTGCTCATGCCTTAACTTACTGGAATTTTAAAACTATAGAGTCTTCAACAAGCAAAATTTGTTTAGAAAAATATGTTAGATCCAACAACAGTTGATATTTTAAAAAATCATATTAATAAAGAAATTAAGCGATCTAAAGACCACGTTTGCTATAGTGTTGAGTCGTTAGATCAATTAATGTATAGTAGAGGAAAAATCAATGCCTTAGAGGCATTGCTTCAGGATATTAAAAACCTGCAAAAGGAGGATATAGATGGTACAATTGATTAAACCTAAAATACCAATTATCGAAAAAAAAGATAAAGGTAATGAGGAAGAATCACAAATTCCTAGAGATCCGAAAGAAGTTAAGAAATATCTTGAAATCATTCCTGAACCAGTTGGTTATAGAATGTTAGTACGTCCATGGTCGGGTAAGAAAAAAACCAAAGGTGGTTTGCTTTTATCTGATGAAACTCATGACAAAATTCAAATGACTACAGTCGTAGGACTTGTTGTAAAAATGGGAGATCTTTGTTTTAAAGATAAATCCAAATTTCCATCAGGAGCCTGGTGTAAAGAAGGTGAATTTGTTATTTATGGAAGATACTCAGGATCAAGATTTCAGACTAAATATGGTGAACACCGTATTCTTAACGATGACGAAATCATAGGAAAAATCAAAGACCCAGAAAATATTCTCCATTTATTTTAAAGGAGGATATATATGGCAGAGGTAAAAGACTACAGTGCAGATGCATTGTTGCGAGCTGAAAAACAAGTTGAGCTCGATACAGATGACGTTAAAGAAGAAAACGTTGAAATCAAAGAAGAGGAAAAGAAAGAAGAAAAAGAAAAACCTAACCTTAACGTAGGAGAGGTTGATTTAGGTTACACTGATCACAGTAAAGAGCCTAAAGAAGAAAAGGAAAAAGTTGCTGTCGAAGAAATAGTTGAGGAGGAAAAACCTGTCGAAGAAAAAAAGGTTGAATCTAAAACTGAAGAAAAGAAAGACAACTTAAATCAGTACACTGAATCTGTTCAAAAAAGAATAGATAAACTTGTTAGAAAAAGACATGAGGCAGAAAGAAGAGAAAAAGCTGCTTTAGATTTTGCTAAGGGTTTACAGAAAAAGTACGACTCTACAATCAAAAAATTTAATTCTACAGATGAATCATATCTTAAAGAATTAGACGCTAGAGTAGATGCACAAAGAGAACAAACTAAAACTGTTCTTAGAGATGCCATTGAAAAGAATGATGTAGATAAGATTATGGAGGCTAATGATACGTTAACAAAACTTGCTGTAGAAAAAGAAAAAGCAAGATTGGAGTTAGCGCATAGAGCTGAAATAAAAGCACAAGAGGAAGAAAAACAAAAAACACAACAACAACAAAACGTTGAAAGCAAACCTCAAGAAGGTGTTCTCTCACAAGAACAAACTAATATTACACCTAAAGCTAAGAAGTGGGCTGAGGATAATAAATGGTTTGGAGAGGACGAAGTCATGACTAATGCTGCAATTACTATACATAACAACTTGGCCGCTGAGGGTCTTGAAGTAGATAGTGATGAGTATTATAATGAAGTCAATGCAAGATTAAGGAAGTATTTTCCTTCATCTTTTGCATCTGATGACGCCGAGCAAAAAAAGGAGCAAAAGAAGCCCGTCCAAACTGTTGCTTCAGCCGGCCGAAAACAACAAGGACGCCGAACTGTGAAACTCACCAGATCACAGGTAGCTATCGCTAAAAGATTAGGGGTGCCACTAGAGGAATACGCTAGATACGTGAAGGAGGATAATTAATATGGAAAAAGTAAATAAAACTTCACGCGAGTCAGAAACTAGAAAGAGCAAAGAAGCTCCAAAAGTTTGGGCTCCACCATCCAGTTTGGATGCGCCACCTGCGCCAAAAGGTTATGCCCATAGATGGATAAGAGTTACCGTCCAAGGGTTTGAAGATACATCTAATGTATCTAAAAAATTGAGAGAAGGTTGGTCATTTGTTTCAGCTGAACAAGTTGAAAAAGAAAATGGCAAAAACCATTATCCAGTTTTTACCGAAGGCAAATATCAGGGGTTAATCGGGATTGGAGGCCTTGTGTTGGCAAGGATACCTGAAGAGATACTTCTTCAAAGGCAAGCTTATTTTGATAAAATTACTCAAGATAGGATGGAAGCCGTTGATAGAGAACTCTTGAAGGAACAACACCCAGACATGCCTATCAATATTGATAGACAGTCTAGAGTGACCTTTGGTGGTAGTCGCAAGAAATAATTTTTTTGCAATTGCTACAGGGTCTTAAACAATATGTTAAATAGGAGAAACTAAAACATGGCAAACGTAAGTGAAAAGTTCGGTCTAAGACCTTACAGAAAACTAGACGGTACACCATTAGTAGGAGCTCAAAACAGATATACAATAGCAAGTGGTTACGCTACTGCAATCTTCCAAGGTGACTTGGTAATTCCAAAAGGTACAGGAAATATCGAAAGATATGATGCAATCC